CTTCTGTGCCAGCCTCACCAGCCAACCCAACATTACCGCCCTGCATAGGGAACATTGTAGGCGAGGACACAATGCCACCTTTCGCATGGGGTACAACATTTGTGGATTTTGAAAGCGAACTTACACCTGACAATTTATTGCCAAGTCCTGACATCGCTCCTCCTATCATTTGACCACCACCAGCCATAGCAGCCCCAGCGGCTATTCCTGCTCCTGTCATTACTGTTCCAGCGGCTATTCCTGCTCCTGTAAGAGTTGCCGCAAGAGGGGCAAGAAAACCACCTACAAACGGAATTTTTGCAACACTTTCAGCAGCCGTAGCAACTGCAAGAGCCGCCATAGCCGTTGCAGCCGTACTCGCTGACGCCGCTAAACTTGCCATAGCACCAGCCATTGTCGTTAAAGCAGGAGCAGCGGTTGTAAAGGCAGAACTTGCTATCGTCATAACGGCAGCCATAGCACCCAACCCAGCCGCCGCAATAGGGGCAGCCGTAGCCATGCTTGCGATACTTCCTGCTGCTGAAACGGCTGGACTTGCAACATTAGCAACACCCATACCAGCGTCAATAGCAGATGACGCCATTCCCCCAAGTCCTGTAATTGTACTTGATATTGCTGGATTTGTGGCGTTCAACAAAGCGTCTGAAAGCCCTGTTGCCTGCCCTGTTAAAGTGGATAATATGCTACCTGTGTCTGCGTCCCCTGTAATTGAGGCTGCTGCTCCTGTCAGAGAGCCACTTGACTGTCCCCAGCCAAACTTTTGCTTAACATTTGCCCATGCCTTTTGAATACCGCCAAAAGCACCGTTTAATGCCCCTGTGCCTGTATATGTAGGGTTATCTTTTGTCCCCTCAAGAGGTGTGCCAGCAAATCCCGACCCAGCACCTAACAAAGCAGATACAAAGCGATTTCCACTTCCATTTTTAGCCCAACCAGCCTGCCAGCCAGCAAGAACACTATTGCCAATTTCTTTAATCCAACTCGTAGCAACCGATTTAATTGCGGATAACGCAGCATTTTTAAATCTGTCCCAAACCGAAAGATTACTGTCAAAATCTAAAAGGCTATCAATTAGGGTATCTGACAATTTACTTGCCTCACGATTTGTAATTTGTAAAATATCCTCTCTCTTTTTTAATACCTCTTGATATTTAATTTCAGTATTGAGATTTTTCATTGTTTGTTTTGCGTTCTCAATTTCTGCGGCAGTATAAGCCGTAGAGTTTGCCAAACGGTATTGATATGTCTTTGTGGCTGCCTCTGCCTTTTTCTTGGTTAAATCCCAGCCTGTAACCTCTGTCTGCGTTAATAAGGCAACCTGACGATTTACTTCTTCAATTTGTGCCTTTTCTCTTATATATGCGGCACTTACTTGTTTATATCTATCGCTTGCAGTATCGCCAGCCAAAGCCATAAGTCTGATTTCTTCTTCATGGGCTTTCATGCTTTTTTGTAAAGCCTCAAAGGCGTCATCAGCCTTTTTAGTTCTCGATGATGATTTTCCTTTTCCCTTACCTTTTCCTTTGCTATCGCCCCCTGCGTGTAAGCCTGCAACTGAACTTTGAGAATACATCAGTTGACTTGCTAATTTTGCCTCCTCCTGACCGAGAATAGCAACAGTATCTTTATAGCGTTGCATAGCCTTATCTTGACGGTCAAAATCAACTTGTTTAATTAAATCAACCATACCGGAAAGTCCGCTATTGATATAATTATGAGTAGCCTTACCAACATTCCAAGCACTATCTGCAAAGCCGTTCATGCTTTTTGAGGCGTTATCAAGGGCAACTGCCATTTCTTTTGCACCAATTTTACTCGCAACCCATGCACCTTTTTCCGCAACCTCTGCAAAAGCCTTTGTAGCAAGTGAAACAAGCCTTGTAACTGCTTGACCTACGGCAACAACAACGTGTACGATACCAGCACCAATGCCCTGCAAAACAAGCACGACACCTAAACCAACTTGTTTACATCTTGCTCCAAAAATAAGCCATTTATTACTCAATTCATCAACATATAACTGTTGTGCTTTCATCATTTCAGACTGTATCGCCATTTTAGCGATATTTTTAGCCTGTTCATCTGTAACATTCTTAATGGAAATACCATGCTCTTGAATATATTGCAAAACTTCCGGATATTGAGAGCGTAACATTTCAAGATTTCTATTATAAGCCTCTTGTTGTGCTGACGAACGATTTTGAATTTCTGCTAATTGAGTAAATTCAGAGATAAGTCCTGTTACATTATTTGTAACATCACGCTGCTGGACGGCAGCCTCCTCAAAAGACTTATTTGCCTGATTTACTGAATTTGCACAATATAAAGCAGCCGCACCGACTGCAAGCAAGGTTGCCCCGACAGGATTTGCGACCAAAGCCCAAAGTGCTTTACCAGCAGCAATAGCATTGGCTTTCATAGCAGTTAAAGCCGTATTTACAACACCAAATTTCGTTACAAAAATAACAGAGGCGGTCGCAGCAGTAAGCATGGCTGCTTGCATAGCAGTAACCGCAGCGGCACTTTCCCCAAGCCCTCCTGTAACTCTATTAGCAAGCCCTAATACATTTGTCCAAATCTTAATAAAAGGTACAAAAGCGTTATTCATTGCTTGTCCGACATTGGCTTGCAACAGAAATGTTTGCGTTTGCATACGATTTAAGTGTGCATTATACTGGTCAACGGCAATTCCAATTTGTTTACCCAAACTATCTTTAACCATAGCAGCGAAATTAGGCAAGAAATCTTTTGACATTACCTCGCCTTTTTTCATTAAGTCCATAAGTTCCCCAGCAGTTATACCCATACTTTGAGCAGCCAATTCAAACGCCCCCGGAAGTGCGTTACCTAATTGTCTTTTAAGTTCTTCTGCTTGAACTGTGCCTTTATTTGCCATTTGTTCTAACGCAACAAATACATTTTCCATTTGAGCAGAGGACAGGTGTAATGATACCATAGCCGTTGACAAATCCTCAAATATTTGTCTTGACTGGGCTATTGTACCTCCTGACCGAGTAAATGAAGTCATGAATTTTGCATAAGGCTCATAAGTTGACTGTAAATTCAAACCAAGTCTGCCTGCCATGTCTGCGGTAAATGCCATTTCGTCAGCACCCTGCCTCAAACCTCTCGCACCAGCAGCCATAGTGTTTTTTATACCGTCCATGGCAACCCCAGCCTTTGACATATCGCCTATCATATTACCAAGAGAGGCTATAACTCTCTGAATACCGTCAGCAGCCAAATTACCAAACAAGGAAGAAAGAGCCATACTTTCATTACCTGTGTCCTCCATTTGCCCTGTCAGTTGTTTAAATTTATCATCTACGGCAGCAACTTCGCCTTGTAGCCTTTTATATTTTTCGCCCATTCTGCCAAGTGTAACATCATTTAAGTTTCCGGCAGCAATAGCCTCTTTAAGACGATTACCATACTGTTGCAATTCCTCATTCATGCGACTATATGAGCCACCTGCAGACATTTTCATTTTATTATTTACATCTTGGACGGCTGCGGATAACCTTTGATATTCTGATATAGCAGCATTAAGGTTTGTCCCTTTTTCGCCTGTTGTATAAAGATTTTTTAAAGCCAATTCAGCAGCAGCCAATTCAGCCTTTAGTTGATTATAAGGGGCTTGGGCTTTTTCAGCCGCAGTAGCCATTTTTTGAGCAGCCGCAGCGTTTCTCATGTGTTGCATTTCTAACTTTGCAGCCTGCAATGCAGTCCTGTTCATTTCCGTAGCCAATTTTTGCTCGCCCATAGCAGCGGCATTGTTTGCTTTATTTACATCTTGAACTGCTTTAGAATAATTAGAAATTGCCCCCGATAATGAGTTAAACTCTCTTGTTAGGGCTGATATTTCTTTGTTTCCCCAGCCTGTATTTTCCAGCAAGTCAGTAACCTCTTGCGTCTTATCTGCAAGAGTTGTCAATATCTTAACGGCTCTTTCGCCTCCTATGGTTTGAATATCTATGCGTAAAGCGTCATCAGACATTAAGACATTACCTCCTTAAATCGCTTTTTTAAATCTTCTTGGGTTTCTTTCATAGCAGCACGCACATATCCAACAGGCTTTGTAGCCTTGATATGCACTTCGTCTGCGTAAACATCTTCGCCATTTACCCCTTTAAAATGTAATTTTTCAGCGTTTTTAGGGCGGATAGTTATATCGCCAAAACCATATTCAAGTCTTTTAGCGGCTGGGTGGTCAACAAAAACGGCATGCTCATTTTTGTCATGGTAAACAACATTATCGCCTTGAAAACTATTGCGAAATTCATAGGGGTATTTTGGGTCGTTATTAAACTTTTGTCGTGCTTGAGAGCGTATATTTCTAACAAGAATATCCCCAGCCTCGTCTTGAATTTGCTTAACTCGGTCAGAAATTCCCCTTATCTTAAGTATTAAATTTTCGTTAGAAACATTTGCCACCATTGTACTCCTGCATAAGTTGTAATACCAAATATCGTGTTGCGTATATGTAGCCACTTGTCAAGGTTTCATCGTCTGCCGAGATTTTTCTAAAGCCGGAAATATGCATGTAAGCGTCATCTAACAGTTGATAAAACTCCTCGTCTAAATTGGCGAGGAGTTGACCTTTTTTACCGATAGCGATAGGATTTTTCTTATCGCCTACGAACATTGGCGTTTTTGCCTCGACCTCGCTTAATTGTTTGTGTCGGGTGTAGCCTTTTGCGTGGAGTTCCCAGCCGATTTTGACTTTTTTACTAAAGCCTCTTTGGCTTTTTCATTTTCCGTATGTTTTTTATGCCATTGTACTAATACATCAGTAATATCAATAGGTACGCCATACTCAAGTAACTCTGCAAGAGTGTTGCATTGAATTTGTGTACCGTCCTCTAATTCAACATCAACAGGTTTATCAAAACCAAGACAAGTATTAGAGAATGTCATTAAATTATCTTTATTTGTATTACCCTCGGCACTACGAAAATAATCCATACTGCGAGGCAACCTGAATGTTGCCCCAACAGTAGAATTATCCTCAAATTTGATTTTTGCCTTGTATGTAACTTGATTATATGCTCTTATTGCCATAATTCCCTCGCTCCTTTATTATTGCAATAGTGTACTAACAATTAGGCAGCAATTCTATTTTCTTTAACGAACTGCGGCTCAAATTCGCCTGTTGTTACTGACAAAGATACATCAGCAGTTTTTGCAGAGTTTGTACCACCGCTAAAACCACCTGACGAAATTTGTGCTGGAGTGTAAAGTGTTAAATCTTTTACATCATTTCCAGCAATACCCTCTGTCAATACAATAGCAACATTTACATCTGCTCCTACGGCACTTCTTTCATAAGTACCGTCTGACTGTTGTGAAAGCAATGTAATTAAATTACCCATAACAACATCGGTAGCAGTTTCTTCGCCTGTTGATGTTTCTACAACAAGTGTGCCTGAAAGTTCAACAGTCAAGCGACCTGCTCTATAAGTCGTGGTTTTGTCGCAAATTGCAGTAACGTCAATTTGTTCTTTGTCAAAAGTTCCGTCAATGTTTTGAAAACCGCAGAATTTTGTCATTGTCAATGGTTTAACCTTGTCGCCACTACCAAGAGTAATAGCAGTGTGAGCCAAAAAGATGTCGCCAACGGCTAATCCGTTTGGAATAGTGCTATCAGATGTAGCAAGGGCGGTAACAAGATAGCGTGTGCCAGCAGTTAAAGAGCCTGTTGCAACTTCGCTGCCAATTTCAAAAAAGTAAATTCCGGTGTCCTCGTTAATAACTCGTTTTACAGTCATAAGTTCCCCCTTTTATTGTTTTTTAAGATATTACACTTTTCTTTATCATCATCATAAACCAATATTTTATTTTTTGCAACAATTATAAGTGTTCATATTTAAAGATGAACTCTGTAAAACCCTGCCCTGTTTCATTTGTAAAAGTTGCTGCATTTTTTGTACGTTGTCTAACGGCATTTGTAATACGATATTCTGACAAATTTTGCAAAGATTTAATCATATTATTTAATTCCTGCAAAATTTCATCTATTGCCATATCGTTTGTCGCATATACACTAAACTGAATGTCTGAAACGCCAGCAGCATTATAGCCCTCGTCATTTTGGCAAAGGGTTTGAGCGTTTATATCGTTGCCACTATCAAGAACATGCAAAACGCAATAAGGAGTTTTTTGGTTTGCAGGAGCAATGCCAAAAAATATGTTACCTTTTAAGAGGCTACCAGCACCCTCATTAAGCCCTGTTGATTTTTCTTTTAAGGTTTGCCATAAGTCTATATTAAAAGTCCTCATATTAAGCCCCCTCGCTCGGCTTTTTGAATATTACATTGCCGTCCTCGTCCGTAGGGAATTGAACATTCTCGTTAATAAATTCTATACGATATTCGTTATGGTCAACTTTACCGCACCTTTTAATCATGCCTATATTTTGATTTATAGGAATGATAGAAAAGAACGAAAACGCCTTGCCGTCAACATTTCTCAAAACCATTTTATCGTCAAATTTAACTGACGTAGGAGCAAATAATATTCCCGACATTCTCAAGGTTTCTTTATCGTAAATATCAAGTAATTTTGAATAATATTGCCCCATAGGATACTGAATTAAGCCCCTAAACTTCTTTTTAAAAATATAGTCGGCATGCCTATTCTCGTAATCATCAACGGCTGGCTTTTTCCATACGCTTAATATCTTATAATTGTCCTTTAATAACATCAGGATATTCCCCATTTCCGATTTTGACTAATTCTTGACCGTCCTCCAAATCAGGGTTAGCGATAAACTCTGCCATAAGCCTAATAACAGGACGATATTTTTCAGGCACTACCATTCTTTCAATAACGGCAGGCTCTTTACGTGGCGTATGGAACGGACTTGTTTCAAGTTCAAAAACGCCGTTGTTTTTATCTTTTACTATTGAAAGTCCTTTATAAGTATCAGAGTTCCAAGCAATAACATCACCTATTGTCGCTTGAAAGCCTTTAAGGTTTCCAATTTTATTCGCCCCAGCAAGCCCAAAATGACCCATAACAGCATTTTGACCCTTATTGCAGTCAGGGCAACGATTATAAGGAGTTCTAAAATAAGCGTTGTTAATTTCAACCGACACATCTTCTATTGCCTTTACAAGTTGTTCCGGTGTGTATTTTTTTTTCTCTCTGATAGCCGTATCTTCTGCCACAAATTTTGGCTCTGCTCCGATTTCAGCCTCAAACTTTTTACCTCTTTTTTTAGTTTGTTTTTCCTCTGACATAATCAGCCTCCCTATGTTGAAATATGTTGAAAATATTTTACTGCGTCCTCAAGGTGTGTAGGATATGAACCTAATCCATAATAATTATGAGGCTCAAAGTTAGTATAAGTATAATTACCTAAACGCTCTTGTCGTTTTTCCTTATCCTCTCTCAAGAACAAATCAAAAGCAAACATAGCAAATACATTATCCAAAAATTGAGGAGGGAAGTCAACAAAAAGCAGCCCGATAGTTTCCGCTTTTCCGCTAACTCGCATATTAAGCCCCTTGTTGTCAATTTTAATAGTATCATCGCTCACTTCTAAAACTTGTGTTAGATATTCGTTTGTGCAAGTTTTAACGATAATATAATCGTCTGCTTGAACATCTATATCGTCATCTATGTTTGTAATGTTAATTTCTTCTTTTGTATTCTCGCCATAAACCAAAGTAACATCTTTATAAATGTGTGAATTGAGGCACTTTGCAAAAGGATTATGAATTGCATTACAAACTGACATAATGAACGGAAATAAACTATATAATATTGTTTTGTCAATATTTTCATCAATTTGTTGCCATTGTTCATCAACAAACTCCCAACTTGTACCGTCAGTTGTTAATAACGCAGTTGTCCCCTCAATATCAGTAATAGGCTCTTGAGTGGTTTCGCCGCTTTCCTCGTCAGCAACTTCATTATAAAGGCTCTCGACAACCAAATCATATTTATTAGACAATAGTTTTATCTTTGCTAAAGCGTTCATTGTTATTCCTTTTTCTTAAAAAGCCCTGCCTCATTTGCAGGCAAGGCTTTTTAATTGTATGTGTAGTGTACTTTAATGTAAAGGTTATTTCTTTTCTTGAATAAGTTTGATAATATCAGCCTTATTAAAAGCCTCATATTCATCGTCAGTATATTCCAAACCAATTTCTTTTGCTTTTTCTACCAATTCAGCCTTATTCATTTTGTCTAAAGGTTTTTCATCAGGTTTCTTTTCTTCTGAATTGCCTTTAACAATTTCACATATACCTTTAATATGTTTGTAGAATAAAGGGTCAATGTTAATTATTTCGCCCTTTTTTCCAAATTTTTGTCCCTCTGTTTCAGAGAGATAATAATTATCCTGTTTTAATTTAACTTGCATTGTAAAGTCCCTCGCTTTGTTGTTAAAATTGTATCACAAAAAATCAAACAGGGCATAGGGGTTTAGCCTATGCCTTTGAGTTTGACGGTAAAGTCAATAAATCAACTGTTCTTGTCAAGCCAGTCGGTAGCGTAATGCTTGCGATATAAGGCTTTGTTAAAACAATTTCAAGATAAGCAGTTTTAGTTCCGGCTTGAGTTCTTGCCTTGATGTATTGTTTATCCAATGCAACAGGATTTGAACCGTCAGAACTTTCAGAAACATTTACAGTAGTTCCGCTAACGATAGCGTCTGCCTCTGCTTTTGTACCAGTATAGTTTGCAGCACCGCTTGCTCCGTTTGCCAATACGGAAAACAAAGTTTGGTAGCCAACAGTAGCGATATTAGTTGCAGCAGCAGCTTTTTCAAGTTTGTCAATAAGTGTGTAGCACATAATATTTGCTCCTTTATTTCCTTTTAAGTAGTAACCGTTTTTATTTGAGGATTTTGGGGCTATTAAAAGCCCCTATCCCCCCAAATCAATTTTTCTTATGCAGCAGTACCGATTAAGAGTTTAACATATTTGAACTGTGTCAAAACTGCGTCATATCTTTCAGTAAGCAACATATCTCTGTTCTTTAAGTGGTCATGTATCATAAAACGACCAACAGGGCGTTTATAACCAGCCACCGCAGACGGAGGCAAAATTGCTGCTTTTACATTCGCTGCAACTGCTGCCGGAAGTGTAAAGCCGTCATCAAAAATTACAGGAACATTTAACAACGGTACAACTGCGTCAACGTGGAAAGGTTGTGTACCTAACCCTTTTTGAACAAAGCCAAGTTCAAATTTATAACGATGATTGTCGTCTTGTTCAGTAATAACATTCGCCCAAGTTGTTCTGTCAATAAACAATACACCTTTACATCTATTTGAAATACACAAATTCATAATATCGGTCATTGTTACAGTTCCGCTTGTAGCAACATGAACTTCGCCAACCTTACCATAAGTATTACCTCTTTCATAATTGATAATACCTTTGATTTTTTCAGCAGAATTTCCAACCCAAAGGTCTTTTGCTACGCCTCTACGACAACCTCTAACAAGTTTGCCATTAACATAATTTTCAATTCTGAAAGCAGTATCTTCAATTTCATCATAGGTAATTCTTGCCGGAGCGTCATAATCTTTTAAGTTCAAATTTGCAGAAACAAAGCAACCGTCATCAATAGAGTAGCCAATTCTTTCCAATGTTTCCTTAACAGCGGCAACATTTTCGTCCGGCTCAACTGTGTCAACGATAACCTTTTTAGTTCTGCTCATAGCAGGCTCAAAGTTGACAGCATTGAATAAGCCCTCGTCATATTCAATAAAGTCCTCTCTGATATTAGGGTCAACTTCTGGTATAATCAAAGCACCGCCTCTGCTATCGTCAAAACCAGCAAAGCCAGCGATAGTAGCGTCAAGTTTGATTTCTTTTCCGTTGATAGCGTCCCTTACTTGTTTGTTCAATTCAACAAGATAATCTCTGTATTGCTGGAGGGTAACTTTTTCAGCACCGTCCCTAATACAAGAATTTAAGCGTTGTAATTGTACTTTTTCAATTTCAGTAGCGTCATCAACTTTAGATTTAGCATTGTTAGCGTTTTGTAATTCAACTAATTCTTGCTTAACTTTGTCAATAGACTGTGAAATTGTTTGTTCAAGTTCAGTTTTTAAACCGTCCTTGATTTCAACACCTTTTGCCTCAAGTTTAGTTTCAACGGCAGAAACAAGACTTTTCTGCATATCTTCTAACTTGATTTCCTCCGTTTTTACAGGAGGTTGATTAGACGGTGTTCCCTCTAATTGTACTTTAAATTTGTCAGCATGTTTTCTCATTACTGTTCCCCCTTTATTGCTTTAATAACATTTTCTAATGCTGTATGCACATCTGCGTTAGAAATTTCAGTTTTGATAACTGTTTCCTCCGTCTTATCCCCCTGTGCTTGAGGTTTTTTTGTATTTGCAAACTCTAAAAGAGTTGCATTTTCATTGGCTGGAATATCAGTTAAAGACACTTCGTACCAATCAAATTCTGTTACATGAAATACATCATCAATCCACTCGCCGTCAAGCGACCAGCCGCCTATTGAAAGTCCAACATAAATACCTTGTTCATAAACAGCAAGTAGTCTTTCGTTGCCTGATTTTGGTATTTCTAAAACAACTAATACTTTCTCGCTAATTTCTTCGCAAGAAACAACCTTACCAACAGGTAAGCCATGTTTTTCATAAACGGCAACATTTTTGCCTGCGGCTTTATTTGCAGCCCAAGCGTCCAATAACGCTTTATTTTCCACAATAAACCCAGCAGAGTTTTTATCAGGAGTGCTTGCAATAGCCATAATGTATGTATATTTTTCCTCATCACGCTCAAAGTCAAATTCAAGTTTAACCTCGTTTTCATTGACCTTTTGCAGTTTTAGAAAAATACGTTTTCCGTCTATCTTTCCTGTCATTAGTTTTCCCTCTTTGATTTAATAATATACGATTATTATTTTTTTTGCAACAATTTGTATTTTTATTCGTTATTTTCGCTTGTAAATTCCGTTGTATTATTGCCATTCATGCCGCTTTGAGTAACTTTAACACTTTGAACAGTTAATTCATCGTCCCTATAATCGCCAAGAGGAGCGTAGTTATACATTCCCCTGCGTTCTTTTACTGTAAATATACCCAAAGTAGGCAAATCTTTCATCATAGACAAAAATCTTGGTCGCAATGCAGGGATATTCTGCTCAAGATAAAACACCTCAAGGTCGTCAAACCCGACATTTTTATATTTATAAACATCAAATAAATGGTTAAAAATACCTTGAAATAAAGGGCAAATAGTCATATCAAACAACATGAGCATGCCTTTTTCATAGTCTTTACTTTGAACAGTTTTACCCAACACCCAATTTACACCAAGTCTGCGATATATTGCGTCCTCTGCGGCTTTTAACACCTCCGAAAACTCCATATCTTTATTGTTTTGTGAGAATTGTTTTACATCTTTTTCAGCAGAACCGTCAATAATTATGGCACTTCCGGCATTTCCAGCCCCAGCGTGTTTAACCCTTATTTCTTGTCTTAATTGTTCCCTATGTTTTGGATTTAATAAAGATTTAATCAAGAATATAAGTGAGGGTCTTGCCCCATTTTGTAATAAACTTTTATTATGATAGCAGCCAAACCAGTACATAAGGGTTTCAATGCCTGTACCAAGCAGAATAGACGCTGGCAAATACGAGCATTGAGGGTCAGCGTTCCAATAAGGTGCTAAAATATAATTTCTATCATCTTCTTTTTGATAATAAGTTCCATTAAAAATATAATTTCCGTCAAAAGAACCTGAATTATTGACCAAATAAGAGCCAATACGATTATTTGCGACATCTGCTGTTGCAGATACTAACTCTGCGTCCAAAATTTTAATAGAAACAGGCTTTGTACCCTTAAAAATAAAGGCGTAATATACGATGCCATGCAAAATATAGTCTTTTGAGGATTTTTCAAGAAATTTTTTGCGATTTACTCCGGCAGACGGATTTTTAAATAGTTGATTTAACTCTTTTAAACGTGTGTCATTTGTGCGTTCTGCCACTTGATTTTTGGTTTTATCCCAAAAAACAGGCTCTATCATTTGAATATTATTAGCAATGAGGTCAACGCTTGTGCCTACGCAAGAAATCTGCCTGTATGCAGCGTCCCATTCAGACGGTTGTAATACAGGTTTACGCATATTTGTTGAAAAATCGTGATACGGAGTTCCGACAACCTTGCCGTCTTGAATAAGGACATCGCCTCCCTCACAAAAGCCGTCATCTTCTTTTATCTTTTTAATGTAGCCCATGCGGCTCATTATTTTATCGGTTAAGGACATCTAAAATTCCCCCTTTTATTTTAGATGATAGCCTAAATTTTAAAAATTTTCAACAATTAGTATGCCCTGTTATCAGGGAGCGACCCTGACTATCGTTGCGTAGGGCTTACGCAGACTTAACAAGCCTCATTTTCCCCGAACTTATTAAAGGTGCGACCTTTGTATCGTGCAAAGTTCTTGCTTTTTCCGGACAAAGTTTTTGATGTCAACATCAACGCAAGAGAATTTGAGCCGAATGTGTTAAGCGAGTATGAGGACAAACGCTTTGAGGATAGCCTGACTTTCATTCATAAATGACTTTCAGTAGCCATAGCCTTGTTTGCCACTAATACAAATCATTATATCCAATTTGGCATGCTTTGTCAATTAAATCGGCTGGAGGCTTGCCATATTTTGCAAATAAACCTCTTATAACTTGCCTCAAAACAGGGGTATTATAGCCTTTTTGTGTTGTTTTACAGTATCGGTAATAAATGCAATTTTGGCATGTGTGTTGCAAATAACACTCAACCGATAGCAAAGTCCACCCTTTGCCAATGTTTACTTTTCGCCATTCCCAAGTTTTATTGCCTCTGTTCTTATTTTTTTTATTTTTTCTACCCATTCTAACTAACTCTAACGGCTAAAGAGCCGAATTTACCTTTTAATAACAAACATGCCAAATTATCAGGAGCGTCATCGTGTTTTACGCCTTTTTTATAGCCCCAAACTTCTTTTAAGTATTCCTCGTCAGTTTCTTCAACAAACTGTACTGCTGGCAGCAATTCTTGCCCCTCCTCACGCCAATAAGGACGAATAGTGCTGACAATTTTTGTATGCTTATTCATACTTTCATGGTAACTATCAACCACAAAGCCTAATTCTCTAAACTTGTCGCCCATAAGTCCCTTATCGGTATTAGTTTCCATAAATATTTTTGAAACACCACACTCAAACAAAACTTCTGCAACTTCCATATAATTTTTATCCAAAGCCGTTTTATACATACGACCATATACAATGACCTCGTTTGTTTCCCAATTACAAGCCCCTATACCAACGGCAGTACGGTCATCGCCCGAATATGCAGCGTCAATGGCTGCAAAAACTTCCCAAGCATTCTGATAAAAGGTTTTTGAATAGTTGCCGACATTCTTAATTTTAGGAAATGGTTTTTCAGCGTCAGAAACAAGAGATAGCATATAGTTTGCTTGGAATAATGCGTCATCATTCAATACACGCTTTTTCCACTCAATATCCTCTTTAGTCATCAAACCTGTTTGGTAGCAATTATATACAAATAAACCACGCAACATATTTAACTGTCGGATTTCTTTTTTAATCGCTTTAACTTCTTTTGGCGACAAATTTCTTAAGTCTATTTCTTCAAGTTCTTTTTGCCTGTCGGATTTCTCTTTTAAACCTCGCTCCATAAGAGCAAAGGCGTCCTCCTCATGCCAAGGCGTACCAATATTAAGTATGCGAGTATCTGAAAAACCTTTATTATTTGATAGAATGTTCATCAATTCCTGATACTTTGCAATAGTGCTGCGTCTTTCAGCCTCACTCTCTCTATCGTCAGTCGTAACAATATCGTCTGTTATAATCAAGGCAGCGTGTTTACCTGTTAGTGGTGAGCCAAGCCCTAAACCTCTTAATTGAAATTCCCCTGAAAGACTTGTATTTAAGTTAGTATCGATGCTTAACGCAGTATCAGTAGTTTTTTTAAAGCCGCCTTTTTTGACAATATCGGGGTGTAAAATGTTAATAAATGTCTGAAACAAAGGCGTGTCAAGAATTTTACTGACACCATTTACAAGTTCTTTTACAGCGTCCTCCGATTTACGCAATAAAATTATGGTTAAAAGAGGATTTAATATAAGCAGAATGGCTATGCAGAGCCTCAAACAAGTTGACTTAAAACTATCCCTGTGTGCTTGGTGGACGGTAACACGAAATCCTTGAGGATTTAACACCCATGTTTTAATCCATTCGCTATGAATAGGCTCTAACAAGTCATAACCTGTCCCCAGCATACGACCAACCATGTGTGCCTCGTTTGTAAGCAGATGAACAACCTCCTCTTTTGTCCAGCGTTTCTCTTGTTCCTCTTTTCGCTTGCGGTCGTACTCAATTTTTGCTTGGCGAACAATGTCTAAAGCGGTCGGTTGTTCCCCCTCTTGAACAGGTGTAGGTATTGGCTCTTGCAAAAACGCCGGAAAATGCTCTCTTGGCTCGTTGCGTACAATATCCATTCCGTTATGAGTAAGCCAAAATTCCCCACCTTTTACCTTGCTATCTTTACCTTGACGATGTAAAATATAAATGCCACGCTGCTTAAATATAGGCGTACCCAACAAAACAGTCCTTGCAAGGTTTTCAGGAAAGACTTTTATAGAACTAACAAAATCAAAATATTCAGGGTCAATAGCCGAACAATAGCCTCTGTTGCTATTAAGAAACAACATAAACTTGATATAATTATTGTATTCAGTATTATTTATCGGAGTTCTCGGCATTTTCTACCTCAATATAGTCAACATCAATAACACCCTCTTTTTGTTCTTCAATAAGGCGTTGTTTTTCTCTCGCCATGAGTTCTTTAACCTCATTATAAGAGGCGTTAAGGTTGACATTTACTTGTGTAATCGTTGTTTCCGTCTTATCAGCCCATTTGCCTTTTGAACGGTTTTTAAGAGTAAATTTTATAGCGTCAATATTTGGAGGTAATTTTGCCTCAAGAGTATGTACGCAGCCGTCTTTGTCTATTTGCTCCTTTGTAACAGTAGCCCCCTCAATAAGTTCTTTTAAGCCTTGCTCCGCTTTCTCTTGCCATTCTTCATCTGATAGTGTCATATTGCCCCTCCTCATAGTTCGCCCACACTAATACTGTATCAGAAATTTGCTTAAATTGGTAGTTCCACTTTCTTTGCAGCACTGGTAATATAGCCTGCGGCGGCATTTGAGGCGTGTCAGGGTCGCAAACTAAAGACACTTCATAAGGGTATTTTGGATTTTTACTACCGAATAAATATAATTCACTTACTATTCTGACAATTTGTTTATATATAGAATTTTTAGTAAGCAAATTTGCAATATTTGAAAAATAGGGTAAAATCAGCCTAAAGCGGTCTTTTTGGAATATAAGACATTTTACATGCATTGAACACTCTGCTGCCGGAAAAATCCTGTCGTAATATTCAGCCCACACCTCATATCCAAGTTTTGCAAATATTCTTTTAACATCATACAAAGCCCAAAATTTGCGATTATAAGTAAAGCGAGCCAACTGCTTATAATATTTCTCGTCCTTGTCAAACGAGCATGCCTGCAATTTATACTCATAAAATTTGCTGCCCTCACAATGCGAAGTCAATTTTAATTTTCCTAAAAAGCAGAGGGTATTAAAGAGGTGTGAGTTGAGTTCCACCTCCTTATGCCCTATCAGTTCCCATACACCGCCATTCTTAATAATGTTATTACATCGTAACAAATCTATATTTTCCAGTAAATCGCCTGCATTGGCTATTTTTATTTTTCTATTCGCCATTGAAAATCTACTCCCATAAATCCACCTAATAACAATTTACCAGCCAAAAACTCCTCTTTAGCCGTCTTAAAGTATAGCCCTTTAATGCCATGCGGATATTGTTTTTCATATTCTTTGACAATTTTTCTATAACTTGTCTTTTTACCAAACACATCAATAGGCTGGTCAAAGTCAAATTTATATTTGCGAGCCAATATCATAAGGTCATTTTTAAGGTCGTCAGCATTATCATAGGTAAAGTTTATTTCGTCAGGAGTTTCAACATCGGGGTCATCGGACACAAGATAAATAGTATCGCCTTTAACCGTATCTATTTTATCAATAAAGGAATTTTGCAAGTCCTTAATCTCTTTAGCCTTAACCTCGTCCAATTCTCGCCCAAGCCTCAAAGCATAATCAACAAATTTCTTTTCAGGGTCGGCAGGCTCGTCCTCGCTCATAATCATACGATACTGAATACCAAGTTGCTGCATTTCCAACATCGCAGGCGTAAGTTGACTATAACGCTTTTTAAATTCAGGGTGTATTCCGTTCATTTCAGTACAAGGCGTAGAGAAAATCCAAGAGCCTTTTGCTCCTGCCACCTCTGCCACCTCGCTTGGGTCAACCTTTCCGTCAAATATCATTTTAAGAGCCAACATCGGCTCAAAATTAGTCAAATCATTTACAGGCTTATTGCAGTCTTTAACAAAGTAAAAATCCGTCCTATCAACATTCTCGTCAAAAGGCTCGCTATATTTATCTATTGCCTCACGCTCCAACTGCTCTGCCAGTTCCCAACGCTCGTCATTAGTATAAATAGGATATACTCTTGTTGATTTTGTTTCCTCATTATCAGGAACAGGCGGCTTTGAATTGTAAGGGTCGCCATTTGCAGCAGCAGGCTGTGGTTGTGTAGGTGCAACTTGCTGAATAATTACAGGCTGTGGTTTAACCTTGATTTTTGGTGTAGCCTCTTTTAAACTCTCGAAAGACTGACCAAAGACATATTGACTAAAAAACTCGTCCATTTTAGCCTTTTCCTCTTTGGTTAGCCTTAATCCATATTGCTTAACCTCACTTAAGGCAGCAGGGTCAAGTCCGCTCAAATCAGGGTTTCGCTCCCCAGTTTCAAAGAAATAAGCAAGGCATAGATAGTCCCTATGGCTCATCTTTTTGCGGTATGTAATTTTTTTTACCGAATTTGTCATTTTTAATTTTTCCTTTCAAATTTTATTCGTTGCACTTTTTTACACTTTTTTGCATTTTGTATAATTATTATAACACGATAATTATGTTTTTGTCAAAAGAGTGCAAAAATTTATATAAAATGAACGGTCAAAATAGTAAAATTTAATGATTTGAAATATGATAATTATAAAATATTTAACTTTGAAATGTGATAATTATATTTTTAGTGTGTGGTTGTGTTGTGGTTGTTGCAAAAGTAATAACGCAAAATATTTGAAATTTGAAAAATTTTTCTGGGGGTACTATCGGGGGTTTGAGGCTTGATTTTGCAGGTTTTCAGGGGGTAGGGGGGGGTCTATTCCTTACGGCTCAAGGCTTTCCAGCCTCGTTGCTTTTGCCCTCTTGGGCTTTTGTCCGTCCGGTTACTTGCTTTTATTGGTTATATCGTTTCGATACATACCGATAATAAATATTATGTAACAAGCCCTTTGTTTTGCTTGCTTGCTTATGTTTATATGTCTGAACTTTTAACCCCTCTTAAATGGCCTGCTAACCGCCTGAAATTTAATTTTTAAGCAGGGTAAACAATAGCCGGATTTTATGCGGTTGATTTTTGCCCCTTGCCCCTGATTTATTGCCCCTCTTGAGCCGTCCGGCTTGCCGTTGCTTTTATGCCTGTATGCCTGAAAGCCTTGTGGCTATTGATTTTTAAGCCTTTTTGCCCTGATTTTAACCCCTTAAATGCCTTTATAGTCTTACTTTTAACCTTTTTTAATACTTTTATATAATACCGAGTAATTATTATTATTATTATTATTAAGAGAGAGAGAAATATATTTTTTATACCTTAAAAAGTCCCAAAAGTCCCTCAAAGTATTACTACATAAGGCTTTTAAGCCTATCAAACTCTCAAAAAGTCTATCAAAATCAATAGGCATAAGCATTTAAGACATATTAACAAGGCATTAAGGCAATAAAGACAAGGCAAAAGAACAAAACAAAAGCAGGAAAGCAAGGA